GTCTCAGGCATCGCCTTTACCCCAGACAACGTGATCGCTAACGTGGTCATTCCATTGTCCCCAGTATTCATTAAATAAATTGTAGAGTAGCTCTTGTCTAAATTCGTCTACAGTAAATGTTGATTCTTTAGGTATAGCTTGTTCCTTCACTAAGTAATTGTAAGGTGCCATTATATCTGTAAGCTCCTCAAGTACTTCACACTCAGGGACATAACCCTCAGCGATCTCTATGAACAATTCTCCTTGTTCGTATTCGTCATATAATTGTGTCATTTTTTACCTCGTTATTGTTAGTTAAAGTTGTATTATATATATCATGGATATACATAGTTGTCAATACTGTTCTATAAAAAAAAGAACAGTAATGAAATAAAGGCTACGTTAAACAAAAATATTGTTATAGCGCTACCAATTAAAGCTAGTATTCCTAGCCAATCTAATTTACTTTTCATTACTAATTACTCCCTTTGGATAATCGCTAACAGGATACCTGAGATCCCTCTTAGCTTGTTTAATAAACTTCTTGTTGCCTATTATGTATATGTATCTATGCTTTCTTGGTCTATCAGTAAGATAAAACATATCGTTATCTTTTCTCTCTTGTAGTGTGTACTTCTCGCATATTGTTTTACTATGTAGATCACTACCCCTCATTCTCCATTCAGTCCTCTTATCTGATAGTCCTGTATATATAAAGTTAGTAGCTTGGTATATGTATCCTATATGGTTCTGACTTGTGTCTGCGTAAGATACTATAACCCTAGGCTTAGGCAATAGCTTAAGACTCTGAGCTACCAGATAACTTGATTCATTCTTTAAATTATTTTTTAAACATAACCTATTTAGTTCTAATATTTTATCCTTGTATTCTGGTCCACATATTCCCTTGCATAATGATTGAGATGGTGGAGATCCATAACATACTATACCCACCATGATATCATCCTTAAATAGTCCATAAGAATAGGATATACTGGGCATCCTCTTAGCGTAGTGAATACCCAGTATATAAGGCTTGGTGCTACTGTAAGAAGTAGCTTTTACTTTATACCCTATCATCCTCAACCTTAACAACATAGTCTAAGATCTCTTGATGACTAAGCACCTCATGATCTGATAACTTGTCATGACGTGCGCTTGGAGTGTGATCCATTGGTCTCGTATCTAATAAGGCTCCTAGCTCCTCAGTAATAGGATAGTCTCTACCATCTACAAAACCATTGTCATCTAACCACTCTTGACTAGGTACATCAACAGTAATTCTATGCTCTATTGTTTCAGTTAAATAAATATCAAATTTTGGCATCATGCCCTCCTTGGTTATGTGAGGGACCGAAGTCCCTCGGTTGAAATTAAGCTACCTTTTTATCTTTTACTTGATCGTATTGTAAAATATAATCAGTAGCTTTCTGAGCTAAAGCACACGCTTTTTGTATAGCTTTAGCGTCATCTCTTAGCATGGACTTCCATCCATTAAGATACTTGGCATTGTCTACTCTTGGCTCTAGTGTAATACCTAGCCTAGCACAAGAGAATACTGCACTCAGCTCTGCGACTAGCTCCTCAAAAGCATAGGCTTGATTGCCGAATCTATTGTTTAGATTCCTGTTAAGTCTATCCTCATGCCCTGTCCAGTGTCCTAGCTCATGAAGTAGAGTTGAGTAATAGCACTCTTGAGGATCTGAAGTATCAGTCCCTGTAAAATCTGACTTGTTAGGCATCCTGATAGAATCAGTTGATGGTATATAACAAGCAGTCCCCCCACCATGAGTCAGATTAACCTTGGAATTGGATACGATATGGTCCATTCTCTCTACTGTAAATTCCTCAGTTATCTCTACTGGCTCAGGCTCATAACCCACTACTTGATCACCATTGAATATATAGTAAGTCTTTGCTAATGGGAATCTCTCAGTCTCACCATCTACTTCACGCTCTACCATAGTAAAGAATATAATTGCAGTACCCTTGGCACCTTTAAGGCTATACCCATTCTGAGTCCATTGTTTATAGGTTCCCCATTCAGTAGACTCAAAACCATTTTTCATTGCTGAATAAGCAGTAGCTAGGTTATTGAACCCTGAATATAGAGTTTTACTAAACTTGTTATGGTTCATGCTTTTAGCTGACCATGGCTTTACCCAGTCAGTACCATGCTTATCCATTAGATCAAGTACTTGATTAGTAATTTGTTGGTATAAATCGTTAGCTTTCATTGTTAGTCTCCTAGTTGTGTGAGGGACCGAAGTCCCTCATGGTTAATTATTTATCTAAGCGTATATTCCTTATGTACCCACTCTCTACTGGTGATTCCACTATTGTTTTGATAGGGTTTAAGCATAAAGGTACACTATGCTTTACAACATCATAAGTAGTGGTTTTTTTAAAACCATCAGCAGATGGCTCTTGATCCTCTACCACTATATGAATATCAGTATCGGTTTGTGCGTCATTTATATCTACATAATCACCAAATATACCTTTGCTGACAGTCCTGTCTGGCATGGTAAATCTGATTCTTTGTATTTTCTGATTCTGATCTTTAGCATAATTGTAAGTGTTTACAATATCCTCAATCATACGATCATATAAAATTATGCAAGTTTCAATTTGTTTTTTTGCCATTGTTAGTCTCCTAGTTAGTTAAAGTATTAAGAGTTCTAGTTATGTACTCTTGAATATATTTATATACCTGATATATTTATAAGTCAATACCTATTCGTAAAAAAAATATGTATAACTATATAAACCATTGAAATATAAGGAAAAAAAATATGAATTTAGAACCATTTTATATGAAAATACCTAGCGATCTTAAACAAATATTGAGAGAGAGAGCTAGTAAAGAGCGCACCACCATATCAGGCTTAGTGATATCTTGTATACGCTCTGGACTAGCGAATAGAATCCATCAGGGTACTATTGAAGATCAGAAAATAGATCAGTTAATTACAGGAGCCAGAGCTAATGAGCGATAAGATAAATCCAGAATATTATACCAGTAAAAAGATAGAGACTATCCAAGCGATCAGATCACAAATTGGTGATGACTTTGAGGGATATTGTAGAGGTAATATAATGAAGTATATTTGTAGATATGGCGCTAAAGGTGGATCCATCAGGAGAGCTAAGAGAGAGGATGTAGAAAAGCTAATTAAATATGCTACATGGCTCAAAGAGTTTTTGAGTGAAGAGGGAACCACTACAGTTGGTGATATAGATTTTAGTATGTTTACCAATGGTAAAAAATAAAGATAGCTATGGTACTGAAAACGCCAGAGGGACGTTTTGCATAGTCCCTCAGCGTTGCGTTCATGATACCAGACTACAACATAGACCAAAAACATTATTATGCTTATTAGCTATTGCTAATTACTGTAATAAAATGGGATACGCTTTCCCTAATCAAAAGACTATTGCCAAGGATCTTAATATAACTCAATCAACAGTATCCAAGCATATTAAATTATTAATAGAATATGGTTATATTAGATATGCTACTAAGAAATTTAACAAGGCGCTCTCTTATCGTAGCAACGCCTATTTCATGGTATTTGATCCATCTATTACTGAGGATGACGCCAGAGCTATCCAGAATACCAAAGATCTAGAGGAGATAAATAAACAGGATGTTGATAACTTAACTCATATTGTGGATAAGTCAGGCAATATTCCCTCTAAGCGACTCAACTATATTCCCTCAGAGCGACTAAGTAATAGAGATACTAATAGAGATTATATAATATTAAGTAAAAAGATAATAAATGAATTTAAGAAAATACTTGAGGAGACTTATGGTCATATCATTATCTGGAAGTTAGAGGATGAGGATATGGTAAGTAGATGGCTGAGCTATGGACACTCTAAAGAATATATTACTAAGCGAATCAGATCTACATTAGAATGGCGCAAGGCTAATGGCAAGGATAGTATAAAGCGTATCACTTACTTTGATAAAGTATTCACGCCTGACTCTGGACCAAAGACTAAGAGGGACCAACTTGGCAACCTAATAAATAAATTTGGAGCCACCCACAAAATAAAATGGTAGATATTCCGTGTACTGATTATTATTCTCCTGTAGATGCGCGCCTGAGTTGAGTATAAAAAATAAAGACACCCTTTGCCCCCTGCGTCTGTATATACTGTATGGGTAAGTCGCACAATTTTTTTGCAATATTTTCATAAATAGTTTATATTATATCTCATATATATTAAGAAAGGAAATAACATGAGTGGACCTACACACAGTAATCGTAACTACAAACTAATGAAACCAATCAATATGAAAGAAGGCGACTATATCATTGAGGTATGGGAGGGTTCTAACTGGAATGAAGATACTAAAACCAGAGAACCGATATCAGGATCTATTGATATCAAGATATACCAAAAGGTAGATGACGCATCTAAGTATAACAAGGGAGACCTTGTAGGTTTCTTTAGGGCATGGGGTAACAGCCAAGCGCCCACAATGAAGAACGAGGAACTAGATGACGAGATCCCTTTCTAAAAAAAGAGTGGTCAAGCCACCCCTAGATAGGTTTGGTGGTGTTCGTATAGTACAGAAACGTATCCAGAAGTCTGAGATAATAGATCATAGTAAAGATGCAGTAGCGCAAGAGTTAGTGGACATTGCTACAGCAAGTATAGATGAGATAGTAAACTGGGACTCGTCTGGATATGTTTCCGTCAAAACACCTGAAGAGATATCTGATAGAGCAATCAAAGCAATCAAGAAGATAAAGATGACACCGACTAAGGAAGGTCCTCAGTTAGAAGTGGAGTTGCATGATAAAGTATCTGTGCTACGCACACTAGCTAGAGCTACTGGTATGTTAGATAAACAAGAGGATATGGACAAGCCTTCTGTAGTTGGTATAGTAATGCACGGACCTGACCAGATAATAGATGTGGAACCAGTAAATGAAATTAAGAAAGATGGAGTTACCAGAGATACAGATAGTTCAGAAGGAGATGCTGAACAAGAAGATAAGTCTGCAACTGATAGCGACTAACAATGGTCTGCCTTTGTCAAGGGTAAGAGGTTTGTTGTTACGGAAACAGACTGCAACACAAGATAAGATAGATAGTATCATAAGGTATGTAACAGAGTATGAATGATGCGATAACAAACTTGAAGTTAGACTTCTCTACCTCACCCATGGTGTGGAAGTTCTTGCAAGATAAATCATTTGTACGAGGTATCATGGGACCTGTAGGTAGTGGCAAGTCGTACGCTTGTGCTGCCGAGATAATGTTGAAAGCAGTTAGTCAAGTCCCCTCACCGAGAGATGGCATCAAGTACAGTCGCTTTGTAGTTGTCAGAAACTCGTATCCAGAACTAAGAACAACTACCATCAAGACATGGCAAGAGTTGTTTCCTGAGAATATCTGGGGACCTTTCCGTTGGTCTCCCCCATTGACACATCACATAAAACTTCCGTCAAGAGACAACGCCCCAGGTATAGACTGCGAAGTCATATTCCTCGCTTTGGATCAGCCGAAAGATGTCCGTAAACTTTTATCCATGGAGTTAACAGGTGCATGGGTGAACGAGGCGAGGGAACTTCCCAAGGCAGTTATAGATGGATTGACACACAGGGTAGGTAGATATCCTACACTATCTGATGGTGGTGCCAATCCTTGGCGTGGTATCATTATGGACACCAACCCTATGGATGATGACCATTGGTGGTACCGACTAGCAGAAAAAGAAAAGATGAGAGGTAAGTATAAATGGTCCTTCTTCAGACAACCTGGTGCTGTAGAAGAATGTGATGCAGAAGAGTTGCCAGAGAACCCAGAGGCAAATGGCTTTGTGTTCTCAGCAAATACCTGGTGGGCAACTAACCCACTCGCAGAAAACAAGAAGAACTTGCCCGCTGGGTATTATGAACAAACACTACTTGGTAAGAACACAGACTGGATAAGATGTTATGCACAGGGATTGTATACCTACGTTCAAGAAGGTAAACCTGTAATGAATGAGTATGACGATAATCTTATGGCTGCAGATCTACTAGAGCCTGATCCTTCTGTACCTATACAAGTGGGTGTTGACTTTGGTTTGACACCTGCAGCTATCTTTGGGCAGAAGATGAGGAATGGTACATGGCAAATCTACCACGAGTTAGTTACCTTTGATATGGGTTTGGAGCGTTTTGGTTCTATGCTTAGATCAGAACTAGCATCTAAGTTTCCCAAGTATGAAGTGTTGGTATGGGGTGATCCCGCTGGTATGCAGAGAGATCAGATCTATGAAGTAACTGCCTTTGACCATCTCAAGTCAATAGGTTTGTTAGCACGACCAACACACAGCAACGACTTCAGAGTCAGGCGTGAGGCAGGAGCTATGCCAATGAATCGACTGATTGAAGGTAAACCTGGTCTACTTGTTGACAAGAGATGTCAGCGTTTACGCAAAGCATTGTCAGGTGGGTATCACTTCAAGAGGGTACAGATATCTGGTGGTGAACGATATAGAGATACACCAAACAAGAATGAACACTCACACGTTGGGGATGCGTATATGTATCTTGTTCTTGGTGGTGGAGAACATAAACAACTAACAAGGGGGCATAATCCAAAGTTCAAACAAGCAGTTGCGAACACGGATTTTGATATATTCGCATGACAAGTTCAGCCAAACGTAAAGGTACAAGAGTAGAAAACAAAGTAGTAAAGCTATTCCAATCTATGGATATCAATGCAAGGAGACAGCCATTGTCTGGTGCCTTGGCAGGTTTTCCACATGATGTTCAGGTAGATTTGATAGGTGGACTCAACTGTGAGGTCAAGGCTAGAAAGAATGGTGGTGGGTTTACAACAATCAAGAAGTGGAAAGGATCTGCTGATTTGTTGATACTGGTAGAAGATTACGAGCAACCTGGTGTCTACATGGACTGGGTGTTGTGGAAAGAGATAGCTATGAGACTGAAAGAGCATGAATGAGGAAACACTAGAAACAATATTTAGAACTTCTGGTACCACGCTATCCGTTGTCCCATTTAAGTCTTACCTACTTAACATCATGGATCTACAAGAGCATGATAAGAAACATCTAAAAGAAATGCCGAACTATTCTCAGTACCTAGACTTTGCTGCCGAGAACGGATATGGGTATGCAGTTTTAGATGGAGGTAAGCCTATGTTATGCTTTGGTGTAAGTCCACAATGGTATGGGGTAGCAGAGCTATGGATGATACCAGATACAAAATTGGTGAGCAAAAACAGAATAAAGTTTCATAGAGGCGCAAAAAAATTTATGGAGCTGATAATGGAAGAGTTGAACTTGCATAGAATCCATGTTACAGTTTTATCTAGCAATATAAAAGCTATCAAATGGATTGAAAGTATATCTTTCCAGAGAGAGGGTGTGCTAAGAAAATATACGTTTGATAAGAAAGATATGATAATATATAGCAAGATGCGAAAGGATTAGCTATGGGTATGTTATTCAAGGCTCCTAAATATAAACCTTCCCAAGAAATGATGGACAGCAGATCTGCTGTTGCTGAGAGAGATGCAAGTGCCGAAGTCGCTAGAAAGAAAGAACTTAGACAACTGGCAGCAAGAACAAAGGCAATGAGGAGAGATCCTAGAGCTTTACTAGGATCAACAGGACTACTGGGAATACAAGACGAAACTCCACAGACAACACAGTCAAGCGTTAGAGATCCTTTTAATACAGGAACATATAGATAATGGGTGGCATATTTAGAAAACCAAAGAAGAGAGTGGCACCTGCACCACCTGATCCAAGAAGAGAAGAGACTGCAAAGAAAACTTCTCCAGACCAAAAGAAAGAAGATATCAAAGGTAGGACTGGGACAAGAGGTGGGTTAGCTCAAGACTTTACACCTGTAGAAGATGACTCACCAACAACAAAAGTTACGCTTGGTGGTAAGAGAAATCCATTAGGAGGAAGAAGAATATGACACATATTAGAAATCCAAAATTTAGAACACTAGATGAAAGTCAGGTAGAGAATGGCTAGAAAGTTTGCAAAGGTTCCTAAGTCAAAGAAAGGTGTCCCACTAAAGTATTTGTCTGGCGCAAAGAACCCTAGCGCAAAAGAGGCAGAGATATTGAGAACAAGACGTTTATACAAAAAAGGATTATTAACCAAAGCTATGATGGATGAGATATCAAGGAGGAGAGCAAATGCCTAAATACCCAAGTAGTTACACAGCAAAGTTCAGTAAGTCAACACTTGACAAAGTTTATAAGAGAGGGTTAGGCGCATATTATAGTAGTGGTTCACGAAACGTATCAGCACAGGCTTGGGCTATGGGAAGAGTAAAAAGTTTTGTAACAGGGAAAGGTGGCGCAAGGAAAGCTGATAAAGACCTGTTGCGTTCAAAAAGAAAGAAAGGATTAGTATAATGCCAGGAACAATGAAGATGTATAAGATGAAAAAGAAACCTGCAATGAAAGGCAAACAATCAAAGCTAGATGCCAACAAGGATGGCAAGATTAGCAAAGAGGACTTTGCTATGCTAAGAAATAAAAAGAAGAAGGCATAGACATGGCTTACTACACAAAAACAAAAAAAACAAAAAAGAAAAAGAAAAAACAAACAGCTCGTTCTGCTAGAAAAAAAGGTTTGATGAGGTACTAATGTCTTTGATTGCTAGACTGAGAGCTAGAAGAAAGAAACTTAACCGACTAACCTATAAACCTCTTGTGTTTCGCAAAGGGGAGAAGGTTGATTTTTCTGATACTGAGCAAGGCAAAAAAAACTTGGAAGATTATAAAAAAGAAAAAATTGCTATGCTTGATAAAAGAATGGGTGTTAGATCTCCCTCAAGACGGATACTAAGAAAAGTTACTGGTTTTGAAAAAGAGTTATTAGAAAGAGAGATGGGTGCAGTTAAAAAAGGTGAGATAGGATTTACTTCTGGTACTATGGAGTTTAATGCTAGAGATAATATCTATGGAGCATCAGGAGGTGTAAAAGTTTTGGTAGGTATAGATGACAAGTCAGCCTACTTTGGTAGAGCAGAGAGCTTACAGATTGACGCAAACAAAAAAGGTCTATCAGCTATTACAGGATTTAAAAGAGACACTTCTAGTTTTTTTGATTCTATTAGCTTAGAGACTAGGATAGATAAATTAGGTGGTAATCAGTAATGGTTGCAAAAAAATACCAGAACCCAAAGGGTGGACTGAACCAAGCAGGTAGAGAATACTTCAAAAGAAAAGAGGGAAGTAATCTAAAGTCGCCACAGAAAACAGGTACTGGACCGAGGAGAGTTTCTTTCGCTGCACGATTCGCTGGTATGAAAGGTGGCATGAAAGACGAGAAAGGTAGACCAACAAGACTTGCTTTAGCACTCAAGGCTTGGGGGTTCAGAAGTAAAGAAAGTGCTAGAAACTTTGCACAAAGGCACAAAAAGACATGATGAGATTAAATGAAAGAGAAGTCCTAGATAGAGCCAAGAAAGCATTTGGCAGAAAGGATCTATGGAGGACAATCTATGAGGACTGCTATAGATATGCACTTCCTCAGAGAAACTTATATGACGGATACTACGAAGGTCATGTACCAGGTCAAAACAAAATGAACATGGTATTTGACAGTACAGCTATTCATTCCACACAAAGGTTTGCTAATCGTATACAATCAGGCTTGTTCCCTCCCTACAAGAAGTGGTGTAGATTAGAACCTGGGGATGAGATTCCACCAGAGAGAAGAGCAGAAGTACAACAAGCACTTGATATTTACCTCGATAAAATGTTTACTGTCCTTCGTCAGTCAAACTTTGATTTGGCTATCGGAGAGTTTCTGCTTGATCTCTGTGTTGGAACAGCAGTTATGCTGATACAAGAAGGGGATGATGTAAACCCAATTAGGTTCACAGCTATCCCACAATACTTGATAGCCTTGGAAGAGGGACCTTATGGTACTGTAGATAATGTCTATCGTAAATACAAGCTACGAGTAGAGGCAATCAAAAGAGAGTTTCCAAACGCAGAGATCCCAGAGAGTCTTATAAAACTTATGGAGACAAAGCCACAAGAACAAGTAGAGTTGTGTGAGGCAGTTATCTATGACACAGAAAGAGGAGACTACTGCTATCATTTGGTGTATGAGAAAACTGCTGAAGAACTAATCTTCAAAAGAATGAATGAGACACCATGGATAGTCTCACGATACATGAAGGTAGCAGGTGAAGTCTTTGGTAGAGGACCTCTGGTTACTGCTATAGCAGATATCAAAACACTCAACAAAACCCTTGAGTTACTTTTAAAGAACGCATCTATTGCTTGTGCAGGTGTTTATACGGCAGCAGATGATGGCGTTATCAATCCATCTAATATAAGAATTACACCAGGATCCATAATCCCAGTAGCTAGAAATGGTGGACCACAAGGAGCATCACTTGCACCACTACCTCGCTCTGGTGATTTCAACGTCTCACAAATTGTTATTAATGATTTGAGAATGAATATTAAAAAGACGTTGTTAGACGACACCTTACCTCCAGACAATATGTCTGCAAGGTCGGCTACTGAGATTGTGGAAAGAATGAAAGAACTAGCGCAGAACATGGGATCTGCTTTCGGCAGATTGATTACAGAGACTATGGTTCCGATTGTCGCTAGGGTTCTATCTATCATGGATAAGAAAGGATTGATACAGCTACCCCTCAAAGTCAATGGACTAGAGGTCAAGATAGTTCCTATAAGTCCACTAGCAAAAGCACAGAACTTAGAAGAAATAAATGAGATAATGCAATTCGTACAGATAGCAGGTTCATTAGGACCTGGTGGTATTGCCGAGATGAAACCAGATGAGATAGCTACCTATATAGGGGACAAGCTAGGAATACCATCTAGTCTCAGAACAACACCACAAGAGAAACAAGCCATAGTGCAACAAAGTATGCAGATGGCTATGCAAGGTCAGGAGATGGCGCCACAAGGTCAGCCACCTGAACAACCACCTATGCAAGAACCAGCAAGTGCAGTAGCTGATGAGGTTAGTGCATGAGCAAGACAGGGTGGGATGGTATAGAGGTTCTTGATGAGAACCCTATGCAACTAAGAGATGATACTATTGCTATTGATAAATCTTTTGCTAGAACCTTTGAAACAGAAGAAGGTAAGAAAGTTTTACAATACCTAATCAGCAAAACGCTACATCAACCGACTTGGATACCAGGTGGGGATACTAGCTTTGGCTTTGCCAGAGAAGGGCAGAATAGTATCATTAGAGAAATACAAACTAGAATTGAGAGGGCGAAAGCATGAATGACGAAAAAGAACTGCAACAAGAAGGACTGATGGGAGACGCTCCTGTATCTGAGGACCAACCTGTAGAGGAAGGTGTAGAAATACCTCACAAAGCAGAGGCACAAGAGGAACAAACTATAGAACCTGCCTCTGAAGATGAAGTCTTAGAAAAGCCAGATTTCTTGGAAGATAAGTTCTGGGATCCAAAAGAAGGCGTTAAGGTAGAAGATCTTAACAACTCCTACAAAGAACTACAGAAACAATTTTCTATGGGCAAACACAAGGCTCCAAAGGAATATGATCTAAATGTATTTGAAGGAATAGATGTTGAAGAAGATCCTTTGGCTCAAGAGTTCCTTAGTTGGGCAAACGCAAACAAACCAAGTCAAGAGGCTTTTGACCAACTTGTAGGAAAGTTTAGAGAGTTGGCAGATCAACAAGAAGAGGAATCATCTATTAATGTAGAGGAAGAAACTTCTAAGCTAGGACCAAATGCTCCACAGATTATCAATGGTATCAAGCAATGGGGACAAGGATTAGTTTCTAAAGGCGTATGGTCAGAGGATGATTTTGAAGAGTTCAAGGTGTTTGCTGCAACTGCTAGTGGTATCAATGCTCTAAACAAAGTCAGGAAGTATTATGGAGAGCAACAGATACCTATAGCTACAGTTGAGATGGATGGTATGCCAAGTCAAGATGAGCTGTACGAAATGGTGGCTGATCCTAAATATAAGTCAGATCCATCTTTCAGGAGACAGGTAGAACAGAAGTTTGCACAGGCTTTTCCTGGTAGTATAGATACTGGCGAAATATAATACTTGTAATCACCTAAAAAATATATTATTCTTGTAACCGAGATAACGAATGTTCTATTCGCCTCTGGCTGGTGTGGAAGTGCATCATTTTTTTAGCCGAGGTTCCCTCGATAACTAAAGTATATTTTTTTAATTTGTGTTAAACAAGGAGTAAACTATGGCACAGTCAATCACTAATGCTTTTGTTACTTTGTTTGATGCCGAGGTGAAACAAGCGTATCAAGGAGAATCAGTTCTTCTTAATACTGTAAGGCTAAGACAAGGTGTACAAGGCAACACTTACAAGTTCCCAAAACTTGGTAAGGGTAGTGCGACTGCTCGTATTCCACAGACAGATGTAACTCCGTTAAATGTTACTTACTCACAAGTAACTGCAACAATGAGCGACTTCAACGCTGCAGAATACTCAGACGTATTCCACCAAGCAAAGGTGAACTTTGACGAAAGGTCAGAACTTGTTCAAGTAGTTTCAAAAGCTATTGGGCGTAGAATGGACCAACTAATCATTGATGCACTAGATGCAGAATCATCACCATCAACAGTTGCAAATACTGTTGTTACAAGTGGTTCAGCAACTGCATCAAACTTGAACGTAGGTAAGCTAATAGCTGCTAAGAAAGCACTAGATGCTAAAAATGTTCCGTTTGATGACAGACATATTGTGATTCACGCTAACTCACTATCTGGTCTACTAGGTGATGAGAGAGCAATCTCAAGCGACTTTGCATCAATCAAAGCTCTTGTTTCTGGAGAAATCAATACATTCCTAGGTTTCAATTTCCATGTACTTGGAGATAGAGACGAAGGTGGTCTATCTATTGATGGCTCAAGCGACAGGAAAGTATTCGCCTATCATCGTTCTGCAATCGGTATGGCAGTCAACATGAACCAAAAAACAGAAATCAACTATGTACCAGAAAAAACTTCTTTCTTGGTCAACAGTATGTTCTCTGCTGGTTCTGTGTCTATCGATGGCGATGGTATCGTAGAAATCACTTGTAGAGAATAGGAGGAATATTATGGCTTTTGATTCAACAGGACTACAACCAATCGGTGGTCAAGCTAAAGCTGGCAATGCTCCTCAAATGTGGAGCTACACATCTACAGATGCTAAGACAGCTATAGATGCCTCTGGTTACTTCAATAGTGCATCAGGCGTATTGAAGGTCGGAGACCTAATCTATATCCATGGCGACACAGGTGGGACAGCAACATTCTCGTTGCACCCAGTTGTAAGCAACGCATCTGGTGTAGTAGACATTGGGGATGGCACAGCTATCTCAGCTACTGACTCAGACTAAGACTATGGGGAGGTGTAACAGCCTCCCCTAACTATAAGGACTGAACATGGCAAGTGGTGATACAAACATAACTATCTGCAATCAAGCACTCAATCTTCTAGGTGCAGATACAATATCTTCTTTTTCAGATACAACAAATGATGCAGCGACTGTGTGTAACAACATCTATGAGACTGTTCAGAAACAGACTCTATCTCTATACCCTTGGTCTTTTGCACTTACCAAACAACAACTATCACGATCATCAACAACACCAGTTAATGAGTGGGCGTATCAGTATGACCTACCATCAACAGCAGTAAGTGGGACACCATTACAAGTATACAACTCAAGTTCCACAAGAATACTACCAGTACAAAACTACGAGATACTCTACACAGCTAGTGGTCCAACCATAGCCACTAACGAAGAAACAATTTACATAGACTTTGTAACATCAGCAATTACAGAGGGTGTAATGCCTGCATACTTTGTGCAGTTACTTGTCTACATGATGGCGTGGCATTTAGCAGAGCCAGTAACAGATCAGATACAAAAGGCTGACTATTGGAGAACTGTAGCATTAGGACCTGCTCCAGAAAATGGCAGAGGTGGTTATCTTAGACAGGCAATGAATATAGATGGCAGAGGCAGACCGACATACGCAATAGTAGATTTCCCATTGACAGATATCAGGTGATGCCATGAGCAGAGCTGTAACGATACAAACTAATTTTACTACAGGGGAAGTTGATCCTCTATTGAAGTCAAGGATTGACATAAACCAATACTATAATGGTCTTGATAAAGCAAGGAATGTTCTAGTGCAACCCCAAGGTGGATTAGAACGTAGACCAGGGTTACAGTTTATCAAACAAATAGATAGTGGTGGCTCACCAGCAAATGGTACACGCTTGGTTCCTTTTGAGTTTTCTACTACACAAAGTTATATGTTGTTGTTTGTACACAACAGATTATATATTTACAAAGACAAAGAGCTTGTAACAAATATTAATGGTAGTGGCAATGATTATCTGACCACAACAATTACTTCTGCTTATCTTACAACTATGGACTACGCTCAGTCTGTTGACACCTTAATACTGGTGCAAGAAGATATGACTCCGTTCAAGCTAGTAAGGGGTGGATCCCATAGTACATGGACTATCTCAGCAATCAGCTTTGACCATGTTCCCTATCATGCCTTTACGCTTTCAGCTAGTAACCCATCTGCAACCCTTACCCCTTCTGCTGTTGATGGGAACATTACCCTTACAGCAGGTTCTGGAGTCTTTAGCTCAGGCAATGTCAATCAATATGTAGAGGCAGAAGATGGTCTAGGTAGAGCAAGGATAGTATCATTTACATCTAGCACAGTAGTAAAGGCTATCGTAGAGATTCCGTTCTTTAGCACAGCAGCCTTGGCTAGTGG